TTGATCATTAATGTTTTGAAGTTCTTCGTCGCTTAAACCAGTTATTGATTTCTGAGCTTCAAGATCAAGTATTCTCTGCTGCAGCTTCTTGTCGCCAGCCTCGAAAAGTTCATTTATCTTAATGAGCTGTTTAGCTAACTCAGGATTTACTCCCTCAGAAATCAGCCTTTTATATTCTTTATCAAAGTTAATCTTTTCGCGGAGTTTTATGTTCATGTCTTCCAATGGTTTTGTTGCTTCATCCATTAACTGCTTGGTCCTGGCTTGAAGCTCTAAGGCTTGCTTGTCCAGTAGCAATCCGTCCGCCTCTATTTTGGCTTGAGATATTTTTTCATTGCCACCGTCCTTGAGCAAAGCCTGGAATTTAGCTTCAAGATCACTCCTTTCTTTTTGCTGCTTCGCAAGAAATTGTCCGACTTTTGATTGAGCCTCTTGAATTTTCAGCTGATCCCGCAACCTGCGAACAATTTCATCGGCACGGCCAATGCGAGCCTGGGTCTTGTCGGTGCCTGTGCTGCCTGTGCTGCCGCCTGTGCTGCCAGGATCTGTATTGGTAGCAGTGCCACCCCCTGGCTTGTACGTACCCATTGAGTACGGCGTAAACTCCCCAAATAACTGCTTTCTTAATTGTTCACGACCTGGAACAGTATCTCCGGTTTGCTCTCGAAGAATCTTTTCACCTCTGCGGACAGCCTGTCCTTTAAGTTCGTTAAACCTCGACCTAAATATTCTTTGAAACTCAAGAGGCTGAGAAACTTCGCTTCCAGTCTCAATATTTTGCCTTGCAAATGTTGAAGCTTGTTCTCTGTATTTTTTATCATCAAAACCACCGGCTTTCAATGCTTGCTGACGCCTGCTTGCGTTACTTACTGTCTCAATGCCTAAATTGAATGCATCCAACACGGGCTTGAAAAAACCAAGAGTTTGTTTTATATCCTCAAACGCAAGCTTGACTTCAAGCGCCAAGTTCTTGAAAGAAATAATTGAATCGACCACAAAGTCTTCAATAATTTTTTGATTGTCATTGAAAAAAGTAACTATAAAAGTTCCAAGATCTTGGAATCCTGCCCCAGCCCTTTGGAAGAATCCACCGTAATTCTCCGCAGCCTCCTCAAGCGCAAGTTTGAGCCTTGCTCCAGCTTTCTCTGGCCCGTCAGCAATTAATTGAGCGACCTTGTCGTAATCAAACAGCTGTTTCTTTGAGAAGTCTACAAAATCTGATATCTGGACAGTGCCTGCCTTTAGATCCTTTGCAAGTTGAGGCAATGTTCTCCCAGTTGCCTCAGCAAATTTGGCAACCGCACCAGGCAATCTTTCTCCGATTTGCCCTTGCAGCTCTTCAGCGCTAAGTTTACCCTTGGACAGAACTTGAACAGTAGCGCGGACAATTGCATCAATATCTTGCTGCGACTTACCAAAAGCTATGCCTGAAGAAACCAATCCTCTATAGATAGTTTCTGTTTCTTTTAACGTTAAATTATTTGCTCTTGCTGCTACAGCAACTTGAGAGAAACCTCCAATAGTTTCCTTAAGCCCAACGGCATAATCCTTACTAATGCTTCGAGCAATGCCAAGCAGTTTGTTGTATTCTTCCTGTCCGTTCGCCGCAAGAGCAAGAGTTTGCTTGGAGAGATTCAGCTGGGTATTAAGCTCAGCAATTTGGCGTCCATAGTCCACCAGAATATTCGCCGAAGCTCCAATACCCCCTCCGACAGCGGCCCCCGCCGGTCCGCCAGCAGCGAAGCCTAATAGTCCGCCTAATGCGCCAAGAGGTCCTCCAAATATGCTGGCGGAGGCGACTGCTCCGGCTCCTTGAAGAAACTGACCTTTAGTAAAGCGGCTTGTCTTGGACAGCTTTGCAAGTTTCTTATCGACTCTGTCTATCTCTAGACCAATTTTACGGTAACTCTTACTTGTCGGATCAAGGCCAGCTCTTAATGAACGCCAACTAGCGCCTTGAGACTGAAGACTATTGATGCTCCCATTAGAGGCTAAGGTTGCCCTTCTTATGTCATTAGCGACTTCGGTGTAACTCTTTCCCATTCGGTCAATATCAGCCGATATCTTCGACATGCCAACATTGCCGATGCTTTGATATAACCCACTAATTTCGCGAACTGGAGGGCCGGGCAAAGCTCTGCGAGCAGCTAAAGAGGCGGCATCGTCAGCAATAGTTTGCGCTTGGCTTGCGCCCAAACGTTGCTTGCGCCCTCTTGAGCGTTCAGCCATTTGCTCAGCACGGCGCTGTTGATCAGTGACGCCTTTGATAACTTCTATCCGTTTTTTACCAATTGCCTCAAGCTGTTTTTCGACACTAAGAATTTCGAGCTGCGTGTCCCGATACTTATCACTTGTAAAGTCAAGGTTTTGCAAGTTATCTTTTAGCTCAGACACTTTTAACGAAAGAGCTGCCGTCGTATTTGGAAGATCTTTGCTTACAGTGAAAGCAGTCCTAGGGTCAAGAGGGCCTCTTGCTCCTGTCTCAGCCCTAGCAATCACTCCTTGGCGAGCCTGCGCTCTCTGGAAAGACAATGTTCTTTCCTGTATCTGACGAAGCAACTGTCCATACTTTTCACCAGCGACGCTGGCGTTAGCTAATTCCTTGTTCAATCCTGCGATCTGCGTGGCAAAAGCGTCTGGTCTTCTTGCGGGAATTTGATTTGCAACTTGCCGTAGTGTCTGAAACTTCGCCGTAGTCTTTTCTATCTGTAGGTCGGCAGAAGCAAGCTTTTTCTCATAATTGATAATATCTTTTGTAAGATTTACAAAGGCTTTGCCGCCAAGCCCAGCTTGGTTTCTAAGCTTTTTAAGCGCATCTACTTGACCGGCGACAACGTCTCTACTTTCTTTTCCTGCGCGACTAAATGATTTAACCTCTTTCGCAAGTTTCTCTAGGTCATTGTCAGCAGGGCCTGCAGCTTTTGACAAGCCAGTCAACGCAGACTTCAGCTGCATTACTCCTTCAATGCCGTCAACGTCCAGCTTTATTTGAAGGTCGCCAACAGCCTTAGCCATCTGATTTCTTCCTAAATTCGCTTAGCGCAGTGGATTCCATAACTTGGAGACCCTCTAGCACTTCACGACGGTTCCCCACATCATATAGGTCAAAAAGCCCGCCGGAAACCAGCAACACGTCATATTTCAATCCAACGTAGCCCGACATGCTGACCTCCCATTGGGTCTGCATGCGGAGGAACATCATGACAATGTCCCAGTTTTCATCCCAAACTTCAAAATTATTAGATTCTTCTGACTTCGGCTTAGGCGCTGGCAGCTTCAATCCAAAGGCAGCTGCGTCGTCCTTTGTCTTGTCTTCAATCTGCTTGCCACCAGACGCCCAATAAATCGCAGCTTCTTTTAGTTTCCCGCTTGAGCCTCCCCGTAAGTCCTTGTGTAGCTATTGAGAACAGCTTTCAACCAGTCGACATCTTCACAGAACTCCTCAAGCTCTTTAGTGGAGAACGGCACGTCCTTGCCATTCTCGTCTTGGATGCCTTCCCATCCAACAAGAACCTTCTTCAGAAGACTATTGCCTTCCTCTTCACTGAGCTTGCTGATCTCAGACATCTTCACTCTCTTGAAGACAGCCGTAAATTCGCACTTGTCAAATTCGCCTGGACGATCTTCGCTTGGTTCTGTTACTTCGACAGGCCACTTGAAAGTTTTTACCTTTTTACGTACAAAAGCCATTGGGTAAGTGCATAAGCAGAATTAGCTTACACAAAAAAAGGGAGCCTGAAAAGGCTCCCAAAATCACAACAACTAGTTAATCAGGTGTAGACCAAATCAAACTCAGCATTCGCTGCAGAGTCAGGCACACAGGTGTAAGGAATCTCAAGCATGGCAATGCCGTCTTGATCTCCATAAGAAACATCGCCAATGTCCACCTTGGAAGAGGTGAATTGAACAATGTTTCCTGCGGTAGCACCGTGAGTGAACTGAAGGTTTCCTAATGCTGCATCGTCATCAACGGCAGCAGCAAAGAAGTCCTTAGTCGCCATAAGCACCGCTTCAATCGAAACCGAACCAGATACAGCACGATCCGTAATCAACACTTCTTTAGTGCCTCCTACAAGCTCGCGGTAAACCAGTGAAGTTCCCAAGTCCATCGAGATGGACTGCAATGCTCCGGCATAAGAAAGCAGAGCAAAGCTGCTTGTGTTGCCATTCTTGAAGATCAAAGGATCGTCTTGATTGGAATAGGTCGGAGTTGGCAGCGCAGTGTCGTCTGGAGCGTTGTAAATGCCAGTGAAAGCGAAATCCAAAGAAGGAATCTCGCCAACGCTTGCATTCAAGGTCAGATTGCCCCTGCAACCAGTCACCTTGTGACGGACACCATCAATGTTGTAGTGGATGGTGATGCTGTTGAAGCTGCTTGACTCTGGCTCATAAGTAACCGAGGTTCCAGCAGCGATGGTCTCGCTCAATCCGCAAGCTTGGATTGCTTTGCCGTACTGAGGAGCAGTGCCAGCAGTGCCAGAACCGGCAAGTTCAACACTAAAAGTGCATTCAACCTTTGTGTTTGCTAGCAGCTGTTGAGAAGCTCCTAGGTAAGGACGAATCAGGTCGCGGCTGACGACATCACTCGACTGAGGCGTGATGCTCAGATCTCTTACCAGGACCGCATCAGCCCCCGTCGGAGTCGGATCTGTCCCGTAAGTCGACTCCGTCTCGATCAGAATCAGGCGTTTGCGTAGTAGCAGTGCCATCGGATGTTCCCTGTGATGGTTGTGGTGGAAGCGTACGCATAATTAAAGTGCGAACGCCTGTTTCGGGATCCAGCAGGTAGCTCCCGCCTTGACCACTGTGTTCATCTGCCATGGTAAATGGAGAGCGTGGTTAGGTTTCAGCGTAGCCCGAAAGGATTACTGACTTAAATCAGCAACTTGCGTGCGATATCGAATTTCAAATTCGCAGGAGATCACACCTGCTGGCTGGTCTGCTTCCAACAGCTGATAACTAGTCTGAGCTGGCTGTACGTCAATCGCGTAACCACCCAACGTAAGGTCCGACATCATCTTGCTATGCAGAGATTCAATAGTGTCGTCTGCGGCCTGGTCAGGGACCAATGCTCTTTCAAATACAACAATCCTTACCCTTAAAGTCCAGTCCAGCGTTGGCAGGCTGGTGTTCTGAACTGGATTGTCAGAAATAGGTTCAATGACAATTGCAGGCGACTCCGCCCTGCTCATTGGCTCAACACGGCTTCTATAAATCCTTGTACCTACCCCGCTAGTGCCTGTCAGCACAGTCTTTATGGCAGCAAGAATGTTTTCGCGCTTTGTTGTCATTGAATTAATCCTTCATCAGCATCACACGCATAATCTTGCCATCATCAAGCAGCATTGGCTCACGCACCGTATAAGCGACACTGTCAACAGTCATTGCGTCTCCTCTTGAGACGGCTGAAAAATCAGAAGTCTTGACCACAACTGCATAATCAGTGGTCAGCACAACTCCATCAGCAATAATTTCGTTAGGCGATTCAAAGTAGCCAACACTTGTTGTTGATCCTTGAACGACTGAGACCGTAAAGCCAGGCGTATCAAAGAAAGCGTCTAAGTCTTCAGTGAACTCAAGTGCCATAAAAAAAGACCCCCGGATTACCGGGGGCTATGAAACAAATCAGCCGTACTTAGGAGAGGCAAGTCCAAGAACGCTAAGCGCACCTGCACCTGTTCCACCCGCGACTGTCACGACACATTTGATGAATCGCTTGGATTCGTCGCTGTTGACGATCAGCTGTTCAACCAATGCAGTGTTTGCAGTGGTTGTTGTGAATGCAGCACCAGAAAGGTCGGTGTAAGTGCCGTCAGTGGTGTCACATTCAGTCAGCTTTACCGCGTAGGTGATGCCGCTGCCGCCTGCCTCAGCATCAAGGCTGAGAGCAATGTCGCCTTCATAGTCCTGAAGGTCAACTGCAGAACCAGTCTTGGTCGCAGTCGTCACGTCATTAGCAATAAACGTGAGCAGAGTTGTCGCTCTGCGCGTGTTGCCGATGCTCATTCTTTAGTCCTCTTGCGAGTAGTGGTCTTTGGCTTGGGAGCCTTCTCTTCAGAAGGCTCTTCTTCGACTGCAGGCTCTTTTACCGAAGCTTCAACTTCTCCCTTGAACTCGACAGCTTTGCCGAGATTGATCAAAATTGCAGCTTGCTGGTATTCAACCTCCAAAATGGAGCCCGCCGAAACGGACTCCCCGGAGATCATTACCTGTCTCAGAATTTCAATCTTCATGAGTCAGAAACGATTGAACAAGTCACCTGCTATCAGGTGGCAAGACAGAATGCGCCAGCTTGCTTGACTGCGATGTCAAGATCCTGCAAGGCGATGATCCGAACAGTTCCGGCAGTTGCGCCAGCGTAAGGATCAACCGTCAGGTCGAGGCCAGACCACATACCCATGATCATCATGGAGAAGTCGCCAAACAAGACATCGTTGTTAGCGAGTTGATTGGAAACAATGGCGGGATAGCCATTGATTTCGTTGTCAGCAAAGACAAACTCGCCGCTACCGCTGTCCTTCTTGGCAAACTTAAGTCCGCCACGAGTAGTTGCGTTAACGATGTAGCGCAGTGAGCCAGCATCAGCGTTAGCTGTTGCTACGTCGGTTTCCATTCCGATCAGCTCTTCGAAAGTGCCGACGCCAGTCAAGCTCTGTGATCCAATGCCGGTGGTATTGGTCAGTCCCAAAGGCTGGTTAGAAGAACCAGTGCCATAGATGGCAGCGCGATCAATCTCAAGTGCAATCACCCGAGCTAGGTCGTTGCGGACCATTGTCTCAACGCTGATGTCTGACTGAAGAAGCAGACGACGTGAGTAATCAACAAAAGCACCAACTGTCTTGGGGCTCATGTTGACCTGATCCACAGCAGGCTGTGACTCAGAAGGTGATGCAGACTCACCAACCCAATAAGCGGTGCTGGCAGAAGACTGACGTGGAATCGAAATGTTGCCTTGCAGGCCAGTCAGCGTGGTTACGCCAGCCTCAGCAATTGCAAGACGGTTGCGGAGCAGGTCGATGAACGAACCTGACAGCAGAACATCGTCAACAAGGTTGCCACCGGCAGTTGCTGTACCGACGTTCAAGTCGCGACGAAGAACCTCGTTAGGCACCACGATGCCATTAGAAGAGCGCTCGTACTGCTTAGCAGCAGCTTCGCCTACTTCAATCTCAGCCCTGGGAGCCCAGCACAGCATGGGTGACCTAGCACGTCAGCTCATTGATGGAGACAACTCCCTTGATGAAGCGCGTGCTGCATTCCTCGAAAAAATCGGAACTTCTCAAGTGGAACAGCCAATTCGCTCCACCGATGTCACATCTAACGACATTGGTCTTTCTCAAGCCGAAGTCAA